ACTTTTTATCTCATCTTTACTCATATATATTGTAGGAAATATGATACTTGGCGAACCGATCTTCATCCATACGCTTATTATAGCTACACTTTGTCTATTTGTTGGAAGCCTGCCCATTGCCACCTTATCTCTTATTATTTACAGGCTGTTTAACAAAAGGCTTCCCGTTATTATAATCAACTTTCTGTTCACCTTTCCATCTGCGGTAATTGCAGTTACTAACTACTGGGAGCTATTTCCCTGGGCTTACAACCTTCGTATACTAAGCCCCATTATAGGAGTGCATCCAAACGGCACCTTCCTTAACCCGGATTCTCCTATGATGGAAACAGGAGCGGTTTACACAGGTTTATTAATCAGCGTTGCTGTTTGGCTGGTCACAGATATATTGATTTTGATTAAAGAAAGAAGAAAAATCAGCAGTGAAAGTTGCTAAATCCTTAGATATTTGTTTAAAAAATGAAGTATCAAATCCTGCACCTTTAAACATTGAACCATATACACTAGCAAAATTTTGCATTTGGTAAATACTTCTACCTACTTCCTTATCAATAGTTCTCGCCCATTGTTCAATTTCTTTTGTAGAAGATTCAAAAACTTGTTGAGTTACATTTGCTAATTCATCCATTTTAGATGCACTTTCTATTGCAAACTTTCCCAGATCTTTTATTTTATTTCCAACATATAAAACTGCTGCAGCTACTCCAACTTTTTTTATCATTCCTAATGAATCAGATAACTTTTTAGCTCCATCACTACCTTTTCCAAAATTATCTTGTAGTTTCTTTAACTCATCATTTGTTTCATTTATTTTTTTAGAGAAGTCTTTTAATTCTTTTGAATACTTATCAACAACTTCTATAACTGTCTTTAATTTCTTATCACTCATATTAACTTCCCCTTTTTCTCATTTCTGAATAAATTTTATTTGTTACTCTTAAGATAAAATTGATTTTTTCAATAAGCCAATAAGGATGATCATCATAACCAAGATTTAAAGGTAATCTATGTATATAGTAATATGAGCTATCCATACCTTTAGTTTCAAAGTACATATTGTATCTATGAATATCATTAATTATTTTTTGATATTTATCCTTATTGGCTGCCTTGTGTCCTCTCATATAAAAAGAACAAGCCTTATAGTAGACTTGTTCTATATCTTGAAACCCCTATTTTCAGAGTTTTTCATTATTTCATCTAATATTTTTTGAAAAGTATGAGGCTCTTTATCAAAGAATTTCATTAAATTTTCAGCTGTTTTATCTACTTCTTTGTTCTCTAAAGTAATCTTTAAAGTTTGTGCCAATAATAATTCAAATTCTGGCATTTCTTCAAAAGTATAGTGAATTTTGACAGTTTCAAAAGCTTTTGCATCTGATAAAACTCTAACAGTTTCACGTGGTTTATTATAGAAATTCATCATATTTCTAAATGTTCCTACTGTTTCAACTGCTATAATATCTCCATCTTTCCCATAGTTAACTATATAACTAACTTTCTTTTCTTCAATAGGTTCTTTTATATCCTCTGTTTTTTCTTTTTTCATTTCCTACTCCTTACGCATCATGGTAATTTTCAAATGTTATTTTAACTGGTGTTTGTGATGCTTTATCATAATAAGCAGTTAATTCTTTTGTCATTCCACCAGCACCATCTAAATTAGTTGCTTCCACATTTGAAACTTTTACATTTGGAAATTCTAATTTAACTATTTTTGTTGGATCTGTTGTTTCTGCTAAAGTAACTTCTACAACATAAGATGTATTTTTTCTTAGCATTTCATAAGCACTTTTATAACTATCTTTATCAAAACTATTGAAAGTTAAATTAAGCCCAACTGTTCCTCTATCAGCTTGTCTAATTTTAGTTGTATAGACTGTATTTAAAGCCCCTTTTCCTTCAAGTTTATTATCAATATTTATATCTATTGATTCTATTTTTGCAGTCATATCTGTTGAAGTTTCTTTTATAATAGCCCCTAAGCAAATTAATGATTCTCCTTTTAATGCAACAGGAGTAGCATTTATTTTATTATTTAGTACCTTGTGTTCTTTACCTAGAATATTAGCAGTTACGTTTACAAATGCTTCCATTTGAGTGCTTATCTTTAAGCTAGATACTAAACAATCTTGAGCATATTCTGCTATGTCATCTTCAATATTATTTGAAATAAGTGTTAAGAAATTATCGAATGGTCCAGGTAAAAAGTCTTGGTTTTTTCCACTTTTTGTTCCTTTAAATCCTGCACCTTCTAATAATATTTCTAATTGCCCTGTCGTTGCTTCAATAGTTAAATCTCCATTGACTTCAACTTTTGATACAAATCCATCTCTTTCCCATCTTCCAGCACCTATTGCTTTACTTGTTGTTTTATTTACTTTAGGTACTACACCATAATTTGTACAATCTAATTGATTTAATCCAGTTAATTTAGCAGTCCCTTCTGCAGTTTGTTTTCCAACTAAAAATTGTATATCCATTTTTTACCTCTCTTTCACAATTAATTCAGCATTAATATTAACTATTGCACTATAAATTTCATCATCATTACCATAATTAAAACTTACTGAGTAATCCATATTTATATAACTTTTTCTTAATTCCAAATCTTCACATAGCAACTTCATTTGTTCTTCAAACCAACTAATAGATGGCATTATATTAAAATAATTATCCTCAAGATAAATTAGATTTATAGTTCTATCATATTGCTTTTTATGATTAATACTAATTGTTTCTGCACTTAATTCTTGAGGTTGAATTATAAATATTCCTTTTTTTAAATCTACTCCTGTAAGGTCCGTATTAATGAAATCACATTTTTTTTGACTTATCTTTTCAACTGCCTTTTTCAATTTAGAATAGAATGAATTATCATCTTCTAGATTAACTTTTTTGATATTACATTCCATTAATTCAACAATTGTATGAGCTTCTTTTTCAATTATTTCAATTTCATAATTTAAAATTTTAAAATCCTTAATATCAAGAGTGATTTTATCAATTAATTCATCTGCTACTTGGAATATATCTTTGTCCTTCTCTCCATGATAAATAACATCAACAGTATAAACTTTATTAAATTTAACACCTGCTATTGTGGTATCCCTATGATTTACTAATTGTAATGTAAAGCTAGGAATTTCAAAGCCTTGTGTTATATCATTGATATTTATTTTTTTACCAGGATAATTTTTTGTGATAGCTTTTGCTATATTATTTAAAACTTTCATTACTCCTTATCCTCCATATATTTAGCTAAATTCCTATTAAATACTGCTTGCCTAATTTTATTAATTTCAGTTACTGAATTAGTCATCATAAACCTACCTTTAACCCAATTAGCTTTTAACTTTTTCCCAATAGCTGGTACAAATCTACCTGGTGTTTGTCTATGCCCATATTCTACATAAATAGCATATCTTGCTACATTATAAAGAGTAATAAACCTTTTATCATTACTTTTTATAAGTTTAGATACATACCAACTTCTTCTTAAATTTCCACCTATGTGATTAATAACAGTTTTAGTTTTATACTTGCCTTTATTTCTACCTTTTGTATATCTTACAAGCTCTCCTGTTTTATTTCCAAAGTATTTAAAACCTTTTATACTTTTTCCAACAGGAGTTTTTCTTATGACTTTATTTAATAACCTTCCACCTAACTCATTCAAAGAATCATCAATAGCTTTATCATAGTTTTCTTTTAATTGCTTTACATTTTTCTCAGTAAATCTTTTAAATTCAGAAAGATCAATATTTAATTTCATTAGGCTTTCCTTTCACTAACTAAAGTAATTTCCTGATGTGTTTTATACATTGCTACTTCTCCACTATGTTTATACTTCTTTGTGATTCCATTTTGAGTTATTTCAATATCAGAATTTAGAGAAATTTCTATATCTGGACTTAAAAATAATTTTATTACAGATGTTGCTACTCCATAATCCCCTTGAATTGCTACAGGATTACTTTCATACGATAAGAAACAAGGGATATCAGATTTAACTAATACCCCTTCTCTTTCATCTGTTATTCCATTTTCATCTGTAAATAGTTCAGTACCATATATATTACATTTTCCAGTGTATGTTTTTTCTAGTATTTTCCTAGCATAATCAAACATAATTACCACCCCACAAATCTATATCTATATATTTCTTGCTTTCCATAGTTTATTAGTCCTTGTATTACATTTGAAAAAGTTTCTTGATTAGTATTACCCTTAAAACTCATAGAAACTCCACCCTCTGTAAGTGAGGCTAACATTGGCTCAAAGTTAAGAGTATCTATATTCAAAGTATTTGTGGAATATTTGGTGTTAAGAAAATCACCTACACATCTACATAGAAATACATAGTATAATTCATTTGGCACTTCTTCTCTGTTTAATAGATTTTTAAGATTTTGTAAGTTTTTAGGTAAAATAATATCAAATAGTTTATCATCATCTTGTAAAGTATAATTATATCCAAGCAATATATTTTTTAAGTCTTGTATAATCTTTTCTTTATCTTCAATAATATCTATCATAATTATTTCCCTTTTTTATTTTTACTAACTTCTTCTGTTTTTGCTTCTTCAACATTTGTTTCTTCAGTAGTAACTTCTTCTATTGTTTCTTCTACTGTATGTCCATAAGATTTAAACCATTCAATATCAGTTGTTGATAGGTCTTTAACTTTTGCTATCCCATTTAAAAAAGCTACACCAGATATTTCTCCAGTATAGCTTTCATTTTTAGTTTTTATTATAAACATATTTTACCTCCTATTATTGTACTTTTATGTTTCTTAATACTCCACAAGATCTTGAAGATTTTAGAATAGGCACTCCTCTTAATTCAACAAGTCCTCTTGCTTGTTCAGAAGCTACATTGAAGTCAGGGGCAATTACATCAATTATTTTTCCAGAAGATGGAGATGCAACTGATAAAGCATCTTCTCCAAATCTCACTGCATATAAAGAAGTGTTTCCAGTAGCATTATCAATAGTTATTGTTTCTTTTGCTACTGTTTCTCCCTTAGGAATATATTTCTCAACTGTGATTAATGGAATAC